TAACATTGCCTTATCTCCCCAGTGACGTTCTCGTATGTTTGTGATTTAGAACTAAAAATGTTTACGTTCATTCCATAATGGTCAATGATGGTCAGAAAGTTTGCATCAATCTGTTCCATCAAAAGCAAGTCTTTTGTCGGGTATGTCATCGGTTGCCACTTCATAGCCGATTCCGTAATCTGAACCCTCATTTTATTTGAACCATCCACGCTTTGTCCTAGACCGTACGAATCTTGGAATGCCGATTCTAATGACTTCTTTTCATCTTGTGTCATTGGGATAGCCCCGAAACTATCCTTTGAGTTTTCTTTTGACAAGATACCTATTGCCCCTTTTTCGTTTGAGATCACATTCAGATAATCATAAGCCAATTTTGTATTTGACAAGGGAAATTTCAAAGAACGAAGTGGAGAAATTCCGATAGTCGGGTCGTCTAGGTCTGCATTTTTTACCCAAAGAATGTCTTTCGTCTCAAATGATTTTTGTGTTAAATTATTCCTCGTGTCGTATTTTTCAATAATCCCAGAAATATCTATTTGATCGTATATTTTACCAGTAAGAACAGGTGAAATATAATAAGGCGAAATAAGATTAACTGATGTGGGGAATGCCTGTAGTTTAGATGCCTGTGATTTATGACAAAACAAATTACCATAACAATCAATCTGTTTTGACCAAAGCTTCAAGAACTCGTTTTGTGTCTGTAAGGCATTAGGATTTTCAATGAACTTTTGAAAATTGGGGTCTTCAACTTCGTTTCCATCTTTGTCAACTAAAACCAATCTCATGTTTGCGAACATGTTTGCTTTTTTGGTTATTACCTGATTCAGTTGTGGAATAGTGTCAAACAGTTTTTTTGGAACGTCCGTATCAAGGTAAACTGCGCCTTTGTAGCCTATACGGTAGCTTTGAACTGACTCAAAAAAGTATTTTTCATTGTTCAATCCTAAAAGGCTACCAATTTTCTGAAAGAAGTTCTTGCCAGTGTCAGCTACGAATCCCATATCTAAATATTTTTTTTGTAAAACTAAATAAAATAATGCTAAATTTGGCTCAAAGTTTCTTGCATAACTAGTAAGCACTTCGATTTATGGAAAAAAGCACTAAGTTCAATAGACTTGAACTAAAGGATTTTGAGGAAGCTAAAGGAATAGTTACTTTTTACTATTCCGTTTTCAATAATGTTGACCAAAACGGAGACATCGTTTCTCCGTTCGCTTTCAACAAAACAATCCAAGAACAAAAAGACTACATTTATCATAACCGTGACCATTGCGAAAGTGTTGGCGCCCCTCTTGAATTTGGCGTTGACCAAAAAGGTGCGTTTGTCGTTTCCCAACTTGGGATAAAAACGATAGATGGGGCTGATTGCTTCGAGCAATACAAAGCCAAAATGATTAAAGGTCACTCGATGGAGTGGAGAACAGTCAAGTCATCTTATGACGAAACGAAAGAAGTTCGCACCCTATTGGAGTGCCAGCTTTGGGGCGTTACGTCAATTACTGCAATCCCAGCCAACTTACTAGCTGGGACGATCTCATTAAAATCTTACGAAAATATTTCGGAGTCTATCTCTGAAATTGAACGTTTCTTGAGAAATGGAAATATTTCTGACGAAATGGGCAAAAAATATGTTCTGCAAATAAAAGAGCTGAACGATTTGGCACAAACACTTGAGAAGAAAGCCGTCATAGACACTTTGCCGATTAAGCCGATTGTGGACTTCAATTATTTAAAACAAAATTTAACCATTTAAAACCATGACGGTAGAAGAAAAAGCGGCACACGATGCGCTATTGTTTGAACTAAAATCACTCGTATCGAGCGCACTTGGCGATACGGTTGATAAAAAATCTTTTGATTTGTTGGTTGAAAAACTGAACGGACTTGAGAAAAAAGAAAGTGTTAGCCAGTCCGACTTTGATAAAATCAAAGAAGAGCATATACAGGCGATGGTCGAATTGAAAGCTTTGAAAGAGCTTGGAAGTAAAAAAGAAAAAGAAGAGGTGAAAAGTTTTGCCAAATCTATTCTTTCGGCTCTTGAGGAAAAGAAAGCTGAAATTGATGCGTATGTAGAAAGCAAAGGAAAATCAAGCCCTATTTATTTGGAAATCAAGGCGGCCGTTGATTTGACTACCCTAAATACCATTGGTGCTGGTACAACTCAGTACACTATCACCCAAAACACTGGCATTATTTCTCCAATCAGAAAGCGTTTAGAGAAGTATTTGAATGCTGTTTCGGTTGGCTCAATCTCGACAGAGTGGGCAATGTGGGTTGAAGAAACTGATGAGCAAGGTACACCAATCTTCATTGCAGAAGGTGCTGGAGCTACTCAATTGTCTGTGAAATACGTTGAAAAAACGGCTCGTGTCAAGATTATCAATGTTTATGGAAAAGTTACATTGAGAATGTTGCAAGATTTGCCTCAGCTTGTTTCGTACATTCAAAACAACATGATGAAGCGTGTTTCTCTTAAAACAGAGGATGCTTTGTTTTCGGGTGATGGACTGAACGACAACCTGCAAGGAGTTATTCCGTTGGCAACCGCTTTCAGTGCTGGCGCAAACGCAAACAATATTGTTTCGGCAAATGAGTTTGATGTTGCAAATGCAGTAGGGCTTCAAGTTGAGGTGGCAAACGGTGAGCCGAACGCAATATTTATTCACCCTGCCACCCTTTCGGCAATGAAAGGATTGAAGGCTGCTGGATCTAAAGAGCCGATATACAAGTCTTACTTAGACATCGCAGGTACTGACATGGAAATTTATGGTATGAAAGTTTATACCACAACCGCAATCACTGCTGGTTATTTCCTTGGAGGAGACTTGAGGGCTGCAAATGTATTGTTCTACGAAAAATTGAACATACAAATAGGCGCATCGGGTGACGATTTTATCAACACAAAGAAAACTATCCTTGTTCAATCAAGTTTGGTTCAATTTGTATCGGCAAACGACACTCCTGTACTTGTGTATGGCGATTTTGCAACCGCAATTACTGCATTGAACAAATTGTAAAATTTAACGGGGGAGTAAAATCCCCCTTATCATTATGGCAAAAACAAAAGTAGTCGAAGAACAGCATCCAGAAGTTAATCAAGAAATTGAAAAAGCTCCTGAAATTCCAGTAGTCGAAGAACAGCATCCAGAATTGGCAAAAGTAACCATCGTAATTGTTAAAGATAGCGATAGGCTAAAAGAGGGTGAAGAATATTCGGTAAGCGGAAATGTTGCAAACTCTTTGATTAAGAATGGTTTTGCAAAAACGAAAAAGTAAAATTCACAATTAAAACGTAAAGTAAAAATGAAAAATCTATTATCAATTCTATTTATCTTTTGCTTGTCTTTCACTTTGAAGGCACAAGTGGCGATGACAATCGCAGGGAGTCCAGTAACGAACACTGGAACGGCAACCGCATCCGCAACAATTACCAGCACTTACGAGACTACTGCCATACAGGCGGTATTTACCAAGACTTCTGGTACTTTGGCAGGAACGGCAACATTACAAGCCAGTTTGGACGGTACTAATTATGCCACTGTTGCAACTGCTGCTACTGTTGCTGGAGCTGCAACTTATACAGTAACTGATGTTGCGAGCCAGAGCGTTATTTTCATTATCAACAAAGCCCCTTACAAGTATTACAGGGTGAGTTGGACTGGAACAGGAACAATGGTTGGGACTATTTCGGCAACTATACTACCTAAGTAAAAGATGGGTTTGCTTATCGTAAAGGGTGATTTTGTTGGCAAGTATGCTTTAGCGACTAGCACAAAAGGCAATGACAACATAGATGCTTACATAGCAGAATATGAGGAGCAAATACTCATTGATTTGCTAGGTTTGGAGTTATTCGAGTTGTTCAAAGCCGATGTGGATAGTGGCACTAAAAAGCCAGTTACTGACATTTACTTGACTCTTTACGATAGGTTAAACTTCGAGTATTGTAATCGTTTGCTCACTTCATTTGGGATTAAGAACATATTGCTTTCGATTATCTACTTCTACTATGTTAGAGATAACGTGGTGAAGCAAACGGTAAATGGAGACGTGAAAATTCAGACGGAAGTTTCGCAACCAGCCGACCAAACATATCTTTTGTTGCGCTACAATGAGGCTATAATGGCTTATTCGGTGATTCAGAGGTATTGTTTGGAAAACGAAGCAGATGTTTACCCAACTTTCAAAGGCACTTATAAGCAAGTCGCAAGTTTGATATGATAGACAACCCTATTGATATTATTCGTGACCTAGTTTCCCAATTGACAATTTGGGTTACGATTCAATCGGTTACTGATAACACAGACGGAACGGCTACGCTACTATCGAAAGATACCAAGTATCTGAATAGTGGCATGACTGTTAAAGTTATTGGAGTTGCCTACGCTGTCAAATCAGTTGTCAAGGATGTTTCTATTGTCTTGGATGGTGTTCCACCTTTGGGATTAGTTGAAATAGAACCTCCTAAGTTTTGGCATGGAACCGTTCTGGAAACGAACAAAACACTGACTGGAATAAAAGACATGGCGGACAAAATACCCATGATATTTTACGTAAGGTCGTGGCATTCACAAATACAGGCACTTGATAGCGCAAACGAAATGGTTCTTGATGCAAGGATTTTGTTCTTGACAGAAGATAACTTTAGTGCTTTTGATCCTGACAAGCGAGACGATGAATGTATAGTGCCAATGAATAGGTTGCATTTCTACTTTGTCGAAATGCTTAGAAAGAACAAACAGGTCGGAATTATTGAATCGTATAGTCTTGACAGTATAGACAAGTACGGAGTAGTAAGCGCAAAAGGAATGGAAAAATCTTTGGTAGATGCCCAATTGAGCGGTGTAGATTCTTCGATCACAATACCAATCAAGAAA